GGAGTACAACCATTTAACTGACCAGCAGGTTTTATTGTTAAGTGACGGTGGTTCCGGTGGTTCAAAGAGTCTGTTAATTAACGGAAATTTCAAAACGTGGCAGCGTGGCGATGACATACTAGACCTCACTGGTGATGTATATACTGCGGACAAGTGGTTTGCCATGATAAATGATGCAACGGCCACCGTAAAAAGAATAAAGAATCCCCTGAACGATGGAAAGGGAGATTCAATGAGAATTTTCCGTGGATTGTCAACGTATTCAAATATACGCCAAGCCATTGAGTGGGACAATACAATCCCACCAGGCACTAAAATTACTGTATCCATAGAAGCGAAAACATTGGATGTTGCAACGATACAGGCGCAATTAGCACTAACTAATTGGATAAAATCATTGGGGGAGTTAATGCCCCTATTATATGATGGGCAGATAGCCCTGACTACAGATTTTGTATTATACTACTTCACTGTCACCATACCGGACCCAATAAATCCTGCCGTTAATATAATGGTACTGAACTTAAACAATGACGACCTAAGTTCTGGTGGCACTATGGAGATACGTCGCGTACAGGTAGAGATAGGCAGTGTAGTTACGGAATTTGAAGTCCTCCCTATGGCTGACCAAATAGCAAGATGTACACGGTACTGTCAAGTGATTCAGCCAGACACTGCTATTGGGGCTGGTGGCATTACGGCAGACGGAGGTACAGCAAACTGCGTAATAAACTCCCCAACCGTATTCAGAAAAGAGCCCATAATTGAGAAGCAACCGAACGGATGCCTTGTGTATGCGGACACCGTATATCCTGCGACCCCTACCGACATATACGATAAAAAGGGACTCATGATGATGAGTTTCGCGGGAACATTCCCTGCCAACGCAGGTGCAAACATGGCAACAGGGCCGGATAGAATAGTCCTGTCAGCAGATTATACAGATAAAGAATCAGAGTCACCAGAAACCTCAGGCTTGATATTAGGTATCAACAGCAACTGGGTGGAATCTTGGGATTCGCCAATATACTTCAGAAACTTAGCGAGACGTTTAGGTTTGTGGAGCAACCAGACCAATATTGTTCAAAAGAACGGCAAAATTACCTCCACTGTTGACCCAGCGGTATCTAGTGGGGCTGGTGTCGTAAATAAAGTAGAGGGTATCTTTGCCAAGGCAGGAACGTACTACGTAACATGGACTGGAGATGGTGAACTATCAATAAATGACTGGGAGTGGTACACAGGAAACTTCACTTTTGTTCATAACGCAGCCGACAACATTGTTTTCTACTTTAAAGGCAACTCTTTAGATACGCTGAAATGTCTACATTCAGACGATGTAGCTGAGTATGACGCAGGAAACGAGTGGACAGATGATTACTTGGCGTACATGGCCAGTCTTCCTATAACACATGTAAGAGCAATGAACTTCAACCGCACCAGTGAAAACTATGAAGCGGTATGGGGTGATAGCGTATTTGAGTCTGACATCAGTTATCTCAGGGGAGTGCCTATGGAGGTACTAGTAGACCTAGCTAACAGACTGAACATCGACTTGTGGATTAACCTGCCTGCTAGAGTTGACGATAACTACATGACTCAAATAGCCAATCGGATTAATTCAGTAGATAATAAGACGTATGTAGAATACGGGAATGAGATATGGAACACTGGCGATCCTTGGGGCGACGGAACAGAATGGGTCAATTACGTTGGCAACACCAGATATAAAGCCCAACCTAATTTTGGTGCTGACGACTTTACATTTGTTGGCCACGGAATGACCACTGGCGATGTTATCATATGTTTTGCCACAAACTACCATAAGCAGAACGACATCAGAGTAGCTTGGCAGTTGCAGAACGGCAACACCTGTGATGTGACAGTGATAAATGCCGACACATTCTCACTAGAGAAATACGGCTCTCCGATTACCGTCACGGCAGGCTCCGCTGAATTGATATACATCAAGACAGATGAGGGTCCTGCGCCAAACTACAACACTAATTACGCCTTAAGAATGCAAGAAATGTGGGCCTTGTTTGAAGCAGCAAGTACTCGAAGCGAACTGTATTTTGTTCTTGCTGGACAATACCACAGTGACGCAACGACGCAACAGAGATACGATAACGTCACCGATAAGTCCAATATCGATTTCATAGCGATAGCTCCTTACTACAAAGGGGATACCGCAATAATGGAAGTGGGAACATACGCTGACTTTGGTGTTTCAGAAAGGGCAGATTTTCCGGTCGATGTTCAAAATCACAACTACAATAACATACCAATTATTTGTTATGAGGGCGGGCCTGAGTACTACAACCTAACCGAAGGGCAAGAGACTTGGTTACGCGCTTACTGGGAATCCACTGAATGTGAAGACGTAGTGAAAGACTACAAAGCCAAGTTGATCGAACAGGGCTGTACTTCATTCTGTTGGTATAAGGACTCCAGTGTAACGCTATTTGGCCTGTGTGTTGATCCTACTAACCCAACAATAGATGGAAGATATAGAGGATTTATTGGGTAATGGGAACGTTAATATTATTAGTTGTCGTGTTGGCGGTGTACGGGTGTACGCTCGTCGTCAACACGGGGGATGGGTCGGTTAAAACCAAAAGCAATCCTGTCATAAAGACAAAAGCAAAGGTAGTAAATAAACCAGGCCTCCACGTTAAATTATTTAAAGAAGAAGGTGATGAAAAGTGAGCCACATAAATGATGCAATAAGAGAAACCACGGGCGGGCCCACTGTAAATGATGGGTTTGCCTCGTGGTTTGGTAAGCTGCCAGACGAATCAATACAGGACGCAGAACATCGCTGGCTTACCGAGAATGGGGCGACGTCGGGCCATATAAATGATATGTGGTTTGAATTCCTAAGGTCTTCTGGGTACACCGGTGCTCTGAGTGACATGCTTTATCAATACTGGGCAGCAGGCGGTGGTGGCGGTACAAACCCATGGCCAGAAGACGATTTATTGTTTATTGGTGCATATAAGGGGGAAACCGACGCACAAAATGTGGACTCAAACGGCAACGTCTGCAACATGATGCCTTTAGGAATAGGCCAAGCCACTACTGTTCACGCAGACGTGGAAGTGCCAGATCATGAAGGAGTGGCGAGGAAGTACCCAGCAAATATGCCAGTGTGGAAAGGCGGCAGACAGGTAGCTTACCCTTTCTTACACAACAGGGACATAACTCAAGCCGCAGTGTGGTCGACAAACCAGTGCAATATTCTAGACCATGAAACATGTTCTAGAACAGGCGCTGAACAGTGGGGATTTTTACGATACACTCCCGCAGTTGCCCCTATTGTTGATGATTATGTGATACTGTCTTTCGAGGTAAGATCGGACGACACCACTCAATTTACAATAGATCAATTTTTTGAGTTCGGCAAGTCGATAACAATATCGCCGGAATGGACCAGATACTCGTTTGATGGTTTAGTTAAGGGGTCTTTAATAAGATTTTATGCTGATCAAGGCACCACTGAGGACCGGACGTTCCAAATAAGGAACATAATGTATGAGGTGGCTACTTTCCGGACAAACAAATTCCATCCCAGTGAAATAATGGAAGTAAATGGAATTCCCCTGTCGATGACGTATGCCACTCAGAATGACAACCATGCGGACCCAACCACCAGAGTGGTTACCGAAGCAGAAGGGCCGTTGTTCAACCCAGTGCCATTTTTAGCTACCGATGCGGTGCTTGCATCTGATGGTGCTACTCCTGTGATTTTTTCATGTGAGTACCCAGAGGGAAACATAATCCCGTGGAATTCCTACATTCACTTTACCCTGGAATGCAAAGGCGAGAGCACTGGGAATATTTTAGTATTGGGGGCATTAATCCTCAAGTACGTAGTGGGTGCTGTGGAGCTTACAGATGGAACCAATACGTCATCTGTCCCCATTACCGCAGGAATCCGAGAAATAACCATCCTCCTAGCATCACATAACATGGGGTTAATTGTTGACGGTGTTTCGGATTCAGACACGTATGTTCCTGTTGCAGCGTCTAATTTGGTGATGCATAAAAATCACTGGTGGTTGCGTTCTAAGGAAGCAGTACCGGGGGCCTTACCCCCAGGTACGGTAACCCATGACGGGGCGAATGTCACTCACGAAGGCGAAATAGTAACTAACACTTAAGGAAAAAAATCATGGCTGAATTATTCGATATTTTAAAGTACGCTTATAACAAACAACAACACCCAAATCTGGCTGATACGTTTGTGACTGTGGCCTCTGTTACTTTGGTCGCGGCCCCTGTAGGTTTATATGAAATAGGGTACTCATTCGAAGTAGATTTCAATGGCAAGAAAGATACTCCCGCTTATTTCCGTATGGGAGGTACTTTTGGAAGTGCCACTGAATTCTCTCTTGTTGCAGAAGCAAACGCAGACCATAAGAACCGGTACTATACGTTCCCTAAAGACCATGTTGTGGAAGGAGACATTACCGTGTCTTTGGAAATGCGGAAATCCGCAGCAATAACACTGTTTGATGTGGATTGGGCAGACGTAATGATTAAAAGAGTAAAATAAAATGAGATCAGCATTCGAGTATCACCTGCCAGTAAAGGAGCTTGCCGTAACGGTGGACACCTTGCGGGCGCGTGAAATATTGCTGGATGCTGAATTATTGTCTACCGATGCTGCAATGGCCAGACGTATCCAGGGTAAATTAATGGAATTAACAAAGGAGACTATGCCATGGCTATTGCCGAAGCTGATAGTGACAGACTAGAAGAAGACAGCATCAATGCATTGGTAGAGCGCAACAAAACTACCAATTGGGCGGATTTGTCTGCGGTTGACCGTGCGTTTGTGCATGAGTATATGAATGGGTATAACCACAGGGAAGCGGCAGCCATTACCGGCAGAGCGAAGAACAGAGGAATAAGCTTACTGCGCGATCCTCTTATTGCTTCTTACATAGCCCATTTGCAGAATCAATCGCACTTTTCATCCATCATAACTAAAGATTTCATAAATATGCACTATATGAAACTATTAGGGTATGCTATGGGGGAAGAGGAAATGCCTATTGTGTTGGCCACTGGAGAACAAACTTATGGCAAGAAAGTCATGGTTGGAGAAGCTAAAAACATACTATCAGAAATGGCTAAATCAACCGAATACGAAAAAGACACAGGCGCTAAAACTGCACCAGTTAGTATATCTATTAATTTGGGGAATCTATTTGGTCCTGATACTCCCGTAATAAGCGATACAATAATTGAGGGTGAAATAGTTGAGTGAAATAATCCTACCCAATGACTGGTCTGCTAGAGAATACCAGAGGCCAATGTTTCGCCACTTATTTAACGATGACGGCAGCATTGTGCCTAACGCAAGGGCCGTTGAAGTGTGGCACCGACGGTCTGGGAAAGATTCAGCGTCGTTGCAGATGCAGGCTATTGCCAGCCAATCTAGGGTAGGCACCTATTGGACGATGCTACCCACACTTACTCAAGCAAAGCGCGTAATATGGAAGGGTATAGATAAACAGGGTCGTAGGATGATCGACCAAACTTTCCCCAAAGAAATGAGGAAATCCGTAAACGAATCGGACATGTCAATTGAATTTAAAAATGGCTCTATCTGGCAGTGTGTCGGCAGCGATAATTATGACTCCTTGGTTGGGACTAACCCCGTGGGAGTGGTTTTTTCTGAATACAGCATTGCTGACCCTCGGGCTTGGGATTTTATTCGACCGATCTTAGTAGAAAATGAAGGATATGCCATATTCATCTACACATCACGTGGCAAGAACCACGGGCATAAATTATATGAAATGGCAAGGGAGAATCCGAAATGGCACTCATCAATCCTTACGATAGAAGACACTTTCAGGGAGGACGGAACACCGGTTATTTCGCAAGAGGCATACCTGGAAGAAATAGCGGCAGGAATGGACCCGCAGCTTGCACTGCAGGAGTATTATTGCAGTTTCGACGCGGGATTGTTCGGGGCATACTACACAGACCAACTGAAGTTATCGAAAGTGGGGGATTTTCCGTGGAACCCAAGGTTACCGGTCCATACAGCGTGGGATTTAGGATTAAGGGATGCTACCGCAATATGGTTTTTTCAAGAGACTACCATCGGTGGACCGCTAAACGTTATAGATTACCGCGAAGCGTCCAACGTGCCGTTGATAGAATGGTGCAAGAGGTTGAACGAAGAACCCTATTCATATGGCTCACATGTCGCTCCTCACGATATAAAACGAAGAGACTACTCTTCAGGCGAAAGTTACCTATCTGTCGCGTCCATGCACGGAATAGATTTTGAGGTAACACCGAACGTCGGAATCAAAGAGGGAATCGATTCTGTAAAGGCATTCTTACCCAGGCTACAATTTAATAAAGGAACGGCCAGTGGGGGGTTTGATTGTTTAATGGCTTATCGTAGGGAGTATAATGACAAGCTTCAAGTGTTCATGGACAGACCACTGCATGATTGGGCTAGTCACGGAGCAGATGCTATGAGGTACGCCGCATTATCCTTTTCAGAGGGGTTTGGTGGTGCTGGGTCAGTTGAATATAATGTGATATCTTCAAGAGGAAAATCACGCAAAATAGGTAGAAGTAGACATGGATAATATGAAATTGAGAATGAATTTCGATCGGCTAGAAACTGAAAGAAAGACATTGGATAGTACGCTACAATTAATAAAAACCTTCTTTGTTCCCTTTAGAGGTGAATTTTTTGAAGAGTTGACATCGGAACACCAGATTGATTGGCGCAATTTAAGACAAGTATTTGATACCACTGGAATCAGTTCGGCAGATAAGTTGGCTGCGAACGTGCAATCGGCCCTCACTAACCCATCACTAAAATGGTTTACTCTGCGGTTCCGAAAAGATGAACTGAATGGAAATCACAATGCCAAAAAGTGGCTGGAAAAGTGCGAAAATATTACGTACCAAGAATTAAAAGACAGTAACTTTGATGTTGAATCCAGTGAATTTTACATGGATGCAGTCTCACTGGGAACTGCCATATTGTCGGAAGAAGTGGAATCGGAGCTGGAGTGGAAGGGAATAAATTTCAACGCCATTCCTCTGGTAGATTGCTATTTTGAAGAGGCCACTGACGGCAGCATATTACGGTTCTACAGAAGACACCAATGGACCCCACTACAAATAGTGGACAAATTTGGGGACGCTCCTGCCTGGATAAAAGAAAGGGCAGAGGAAGCGGCAGAAGAAAAGATCATGGTCATTTTCTGCGTATACTGTGTTCCAAAAAACAAAAATGCTGATGTTTCATCGGTTCTTACGGCAGAACAGCGACCATTCGCATATAAATACATAATACATAAAGATGCCACCACTATTGGCAAGCCAGGCGGGTACTACGAAATGCCTGCGTTTATCGCACGGTGGCGAAAAGTTTCAGGGTCAAAATGGGGTTACTCTCCAGCCCATGTTGCGCTCTCTGACGTTTTGACCCTGAACCAAATCACAGAGGATACTTTAGAAGCACTAGGCAAGGTTATAGAGGATACTTTAGAAGCACTAGGCAAGGTTATTGACCCTGCTGTCCTTACCACCAGCAGAGGATTGCTGAGTGATCTGGACCTTCAACGTAGTGGCGTTACGGTGGTCAGAGATACTAGGGACGTGGTTCCTTTCGAGTCTAAAGCCAGGTTTGATGTTGGTGAATTAAAAATCAACAATTTGCAAGGCGCAGTCAGAGCGGCATTTTATATTGACCAGTTAGAGTTGAAAGAATCTCCTGCAATGACAGCCACAGAGGTGAATGCCAGAGCAGATATGGTATTAAAGTTAATGGGCCCGACGTCGGGCCGCATGCAGAATGACTTTCTTGACCCATTGTTGAAGAGAACATTTAGCATATTAATGAGGGCGGGTAGACTTCCCCCAATCCCAGAGGAAGTGGCGAATGCTGAGGCGGAATTGGACATTGAGTATACTGGGCCTATGCCACGTGCTCAGCGTCAAGATTTAGTTGGAGCTATCGCCAATTGGTCGTCACACATAGCTTCATTAGCGGAAATCAAGCCTCAAGTGTTGGATATCCCAGATTGGGACTTGGTGGCAAGAGAGTTAGCTGCATTGGCTGGTGTTCCTGTCAAATTAACGCGCGATCAGAGAGAAATTGATGAACAGCGCCAAGCCCAGCAGAAGAAACAATCGGAAATGCAAGAAATGGAAAAAGCCAAATTGGGCGGGGAAGCAATGCAGTCAGTTGGTACTGGCATGCAAACCATAGGTGGGGAGACATAATGAGTACAAAGGAAGAAGCGTTAGAAAAAGCAAGACAAGATGTTACAGTCATAAAAAGGCTGTTTACGGGGCCTGACGGCCAAAGAGCGTATGATTTTATGGCGCGTGAATTTTCCGATAGATCGTCGTTTGTGGCATGTGATCCTCATGCGACGGCATTTCGGGAGGGACAACGTAGCGTAATATTATTTATTAAAGATTCATTGGAGAGCGATTATGAGAATTAAAAAATATGTGTATAGAGAAGAAGCAGGAACGGGCGAAGGTGGTGGGGCTGCTGGCGGGGCTGCTGGGGCTGCTGGGGCCGCTGGTGGAGAAGGTGCGGGAGGCACCGCTGCTGCTACTGCTGCTGCAGCTGCTGCTGCCGCTGGTGGCGATTTTCTATCTACTTTAGGTGGTGATCTGCGCGGAAACGCTTCACTGAAAGATTTTAAAGATGTTGATTCATTGGCCAATAGCTATGTTAATCTTAAACAATACATGGGGTCGGCCATTAGAATACCGACTGGTGACGCAAGCGATGAAGCAAAAGCCGCTTTCAACGAAAAATTGGCCGGAATTGATGGAGTCATGTTGTCTCCTAATTTTGATGATGAAGGCCAGACTGCTGAGTTTTATCAAACTTTAGGTGCTCCTGAAAATACCGAAGGGTACACGTTCGAAATGCCGGAAGGGTCTGAAAATCTTCAGGTAAATGACGATAAAGTTAAGATGTTTCGGGACATGGCCTTGAAGGAAGGCATAACCAAGAAGCAATTTGCTAGTCTCATGAAGGGCGTTCTTGCTGCTGACATTCAAGCTGCAGCAACGGCACAGGAAAACATTACTAACGGGCAAGTAGCACTTAAGCAAGAATGGGGCTTGGCATACGATCAAAATATGAATATGGCATTGGCTGTCGCTAAAGCTACCGGTGCTCCAGAGTCTGTGGTTACTGCGATGCAGTCAGGCGGTTCTGGTTCGGATTTCACGAAGTGGATGCATTCCATGGCCGGAAAATTTAATGGCGAGGGCCAGAATTTAATGGATAAACAAAATGAAAATTCACTATCTACGCCAGATCAAATACGGGGTAAAATCGATGATATCATGGGCAACCAGAAGCATCCGTACTGGGATAATACACATCCGAGTCATGCTGCCGCTTTGAAGGGTATGATTGAATTACAGCGACAGCTAAACCCTGGGTGATATTCGAAATAATATTTCGGACTTGACAAAAATATATCCGGCATGTTATAATAAAAGTTTGGGGAGAACCGATTCGGCCCCCGCGACCGCAAAACACGAGCCTGCGTTGCAGATTACTCATTTACAATAATTATATGAGGTAACTCAATGTTTAAGTTAAGAAATTTAATGACCCTGTTCATCGGGTTTTTCACAGGCCCGCGTTTTGCAGTCATTTCGATTGAAAACGCGTATATTCAGACGTTTGAAAATAACGTCCGTCACATTGCACAGCAAAAAGAAGCCAAGATGCGCGGCAAGGGGCAGATGAAATCTGAATCTTCCGAAAAGCATAATTGGGAAATCTTGGGAACACTGGATGCCAGCGAGAAAACAAGTGCTCGAACTCCAACCCCTGAGCAAGATGCTGATTGGTCAAGACGCGTATCGTTAGCCAAGACCTACCACATCGGTACTAGCACTGAATTGGAAGACCCAGTTCAAATGTTGGTCGATCCTAATTCTAACCTTACTCGTGCAATTGCGATGGGTATGAATAGAAAGATAGATGATGTGTTTATTGAAGCGTGTACTGCAAATGCATTGACTGGCGACGGCTCCTCTGTTGCTTTTCCTGTAGCGCAAGAATTAGGTGATTACACTACGCCTATTTCGTTTGATTTCGTTACTGCTGTGCAGGAAGCGTTTATGAACAACGACATCGATCCTGAAGTTCATAAGTATTTTGTTGTCGGTCCTACCCAAATCCGCGCTTTAATGCAGTTAACTGAACAGACAAGTGCAGATTATGTTACTGCACAGCGCCTATTAAGTTACGGCATTGTGCCTAATTGGTTGGGTTTCACGTGGATCAACTCCACACGTTTACTATCTCCTGGTGCAGACCAGATCGATTGCTTGGCATTCACTGATCAGGCAATGGGAACAAACATCAATAAAGACATTTCCGTGAAGGTAGCTCAAGACCCTAGCATTAGTTTTGCTTGGAGACTATATTCACACATGACTCTTGGTGCTGTTCGTATTGAAGATGAGCAGATTATCCGTGCTAAGTTAGCGAACACTCTCTAGGTTGTACTCATGTCGGGGCTGTAATGGCCCCGTCTTTTTGAGGTGATATCATGATAAGAAGTACAATAAATGCAACGTTAAAAACCGTCAAACGGGAGGGTATTGTTGGCCAATCAATAGAGCTATACAAAACTGCCGCAGGCGCGATCGACGCTGTTAATGAACTGGCTTGGGGCGCAGGTCCTGGGACAGGCACACCGGTCCCTTCCAATTCCCACTGGAATGGCGTGTTTAAAGACTTATAGGTGAAATATGAAACAAGGTGCAAATAGATCAGATCAGAACGAAATCGTCAAACTCCATACCCAAGGCTTTAGTGTAGGTGAAATTTCTCGAAGAATGAGAATTTCGGCTAAAGTGGTTGACGCTTTCGTGCCGAAAGAACAGGAGGGGGCAAGTGAACTAGAGGAAAGCGACCAAGCCGAACTTCCTGAATTGGATTTGTAAAATGACTTCCGAAGTTGACATTTGCAATCAGGCATTGGCTCGTATAGGGGCTTCAATGTTAATGGCGATCACCGATGAAACTAGGGAGGGACAGTTGTGCCGTGCGCACTACAACTCCATCCGTAGGGTAGTATTATCGGAAATGCAATGGACATTTGCCACTAAACGCTACGTATTAAGTCACTTGGCAGGGGAGTATCCAGCCAACAAAAATTACTATAAATTTTTGGTTCCATCAGAAGTATTGAATGTATTATCAGTTACTGATGATGGAGAGGACCTACATATTAATACATTAGATTGGACGATAGAGGGAAAGCACATTTTTGCTCCCGCTACTACAATCTACATGAAAGCTACTGCTGATTACGTGGATAGTAACCGCTATTCCCCCCTATTTGAGCAAGCGTTTATGCTCAGACTTGCTGCTGCTTTGGCTAACCCCATGACAGCAAATGCCGCTTTAACGCAGGCGTTATTGAAAGAGTATGGGGCAGTATTGCGGGACGCATCTTCACGCGATGGTCAACAAGGTAGAACCGAGCGTATTCGCTCTAAACGCTATATTATTAGTAGACTAAGATGAAAGTATCTCCGGTCCAAACCTCATTTGCGGCAGGCGAAGTATCGCCATTATTGTTAGGGCGACATGATTCGGAGGGCTATAAAAATGGCGTTGTCCTCTTAAAAAATATGCTACCGGATAGTCGCGGCCCAGCACGGTCGCGGATGGGGTTTGAGTATCGGGGAGAATTTGTCGGAGACGATTGCAGAATTATAGGCGTACCGGTGTCTGATCGGTATGCATACAACGCCCTGTTAACAGAACATAACCTATATATAAACTCCATAAATGGCAATTCCCCAGGGGTAACATATACGACCAATCCTTACTTCACCGATTTGGGGTACGGGTGGCTTACTGAGGTCAGCGGGAAACCAGGCAATCCTTTAGTGTCATTCACTAAAGGAAAATGTCTTATGAATATAGACTCGGGGGGCCAAGGCGCGTGGGCAGCTCTGAGTCAAGAATTAACAATATTACCAGGTGTTCTTCGAATATCGCTATTGATGACGAAAGCGAATGTTCCTGTGAATGTTAGACTAGGTACTACCCTAGGGGGCGATGACCTGGGTAGCATAACTATCACAGACCTATCATACCAAATAGAGTTTCCTGTCAACCCCACTACTGTTTGGATTACTTTGGAAATTCTCCAAGACCCAGACGTTGCAGGTGACGTGGAAGTTGACTTCTTTTATGCAGAAAATGCAGAAACCGAGGGGGCATTTTTCACTACCCCATATCTGAACCACGAACTGGCTTCGATATATCACGTTGAAGACCCTGACGGCCAATCTGTTTATTTTCTACATAATAATCACCCCCCTTATGAGTTGCAGTATGATCCGGTCACGGACACATTTCAATGGGACATCGTTACTTTTGTAGGCGCACCTGCTGAGTGGCAACTAGATAATTATCCTTCCGCAGGCGCATTCTATGAAGGAAGGTTGTGGTTGGGTGGGTGTGTTATTCGACCACAGACATTTTGGGGCAGTAAATCAGGAGAAACGAAAGATTTTACGGTCGGCACTAACGACAATGACGGTATTGAATTTACCATAGCACAATTTGGTAAAATACGGTGGATACAAGGCTTTAAGAATTTATTGGTGGGTACTTCTCACGGGGAGCATATTGTTACCTCTGAGGGGGCGTACATTTCTCCGAGCGATGTGGAAGTCAAACAACAATCCTCATATGGGTCTACCAACATACAGCCCGTGCAGGTTGGCGATCAAATGTTTTATGTTTCTGCGGACACGACCAAACTAAGGGCTATGCAGTACGAATGGCAGGCCGATAACTGGCTGTCGCAGGATTTAACCTTTGCTTCGCAACATATAACCAAGTCTGGCATACGGCACATAGCGTGGGTACAGAATCCAAGCAATGTGTTTGCGTGTGTGCTGAATGACGGTAATATGGCCACGTTGGTGTATGACAGAGCCAATAATGTATATGGGTGGTCAATCTTAGATGTATCCGGAAGAGTATTGGATGTTAGTTCCACGTATATCGAAGGGATAGATCAAACCAGTATTGTCATTGATCGTAAACCAGGGATTATTAGTTTCGAGCGCAGTTTACCTAACTCGCCTCCAGTGTACATGGATTCATGGTTACTGGCCACTGTCATTGACACAGATACTTATAATTTATTTTCTAGCGAAATATGGCAATTAGTGTCGGTAGACGGATATGACCTATTAGCGCCTACTGGGCTTGCTGTTGTTGCAGGGCCGCCAAGAATGGGCTCTTATATTGATGAACCAGTCACTATTGGAGGACTAAAGCATCTTAACGGGTACACATGTCAGGTCATTATCGACGGGGCAGTACACCCCGATGTTTTAGTAACAAACGGAAATGCCAATTTATTGTGGGGAGGGGATGTAATATATTGTGGCTTAAAAATGACTAGGAAGCTAATAACTCTTCCTTTAAATACTATGACTGCCACAGGGCCAGGAATGTCATACCATAAAAGATATAATAAACTGTACATACGGATGTTAGAGTCAGCCAAACCTCTTGTTAATGGGTTCCGTTCCCCTACTAGAAAAGCCGCTGATGAAATGGATACTCCTGGGGGAATGTTGACGGAGGATGTCCAATCCGTATTACTAGGCAGTGATAAATACACACTAATTGATGTAGAACAGGATTTGCCGCTTCCGTTAACTATATTATCTATATTCGGCGAAGTAACACAGGGGATGCTATAATGGCTGCTGAAAAAGAAGACGATGGAAGACCTACTAGCGCAGGTGAATACGGGGAAGATTGGATGCTGTACGACCGGTGGGCCAAAGAGGACGCTGCGTGGTACGAAAACCAAAAAGAATTGTATGGTGACGTGGATAAGGTAACTGCCGCCACTAAAGCTGAAATGGCTGCCAGAGGGGTATCTCCTGACTCTGACCAATGGAAAGACACCATCGCAAGAGCCGTGGAGGACATTCCAGACTATGAGTCGGCATATAAAGCCAAACAACAGAAATTAAATTCTGGCGAGTTGTATGAAAATGTACTGGGCAATGATGCTCCGGTACATGAGTATACTATTAGAGATCAGATAACCAACGCCCTGCGGGACGGCACGGGCCCGTTTGAGGGTATGGACCAAAAAGACAGGGATGCAATATACGATAAAGGGGCCTCTGGTGAATTTTCATATGAGGACTTGGCTGGATTTTATTTCGACCAAATAGACCCTGACAAAGAGAACCTACGTGATTTGTCTAAAGAAAAGTTGGGCGATACGTTTGGCGAAGCTGAAGTTGGCGACATTGAATACACATTCCCAGGTAGTGGCAGCAGTGGCAGTTCCGGTGGCTTTTCTACTAGAGGGTTGGTCGGTGGTGATAACTTAGACGAGGAAAATCCATGGATATAGCAATAGAACGGGCAACGATGACGGATAAGTTGCTAGGAGAAATTAGGCACCTGTTTACGGCCCACGCCAATGAAATGGAGGACGGTGAAGAGGTTGACTTCAGTGTTGATGCATATCAGGAAGCGCAGCGGCTAGGAAAATATGAGTTTTATGTGGCTAAGTATCACGATATTGTTATCGGGTATATTGGGTACTACTATGCCCCCAATCCACACTATTGTGGTGTGATGTTTGCCATGTGTGATGTAGTATATGTTAGGCCCGATTTTCGAGGCAAAAACGTACTAAATAAATTAATGGATAAGGCAGAGGAAGATTTTGGCAAGCACAACGTAAAATACGCCTCTATGACTTGTAGGGTCCACCACGATTTTGGTAACATTTTGGTAAGACGCGGTTATGCTGAGAAAGAAATCGTGTATGGGAAGGAGATATAAAAATGGCTTGGATAATTCCAGTAGTAGCGGTAGTGGCATCGGTAGCGGGTACTGCGGTGGCAGCAACGGGCGCAGCGAAAGCGGCAAAGGCCCAAGAGCAAGGCGCTCGTGATGCTCAGCGGCTAGCAGAATTAAATGCTATGTCGGCAGAAAGAGAAACCGACCGTCAAGCGGCCAATTTGGCTAAACAGAACCAAAAGGAAGAGGGAAGGAATAAGGCAAGGGCATCCGCATCTGGTATAGAAGGCGATACGGGGTCATTTGGTTTGGTGTTGGAAGACCAAATGAAAGAGAACATAATGAAGCTTGAGTGGTTTAAGCGGTCTGGAGAGGATAGAGCCCAACAAATACGCAGAGGCGGTACTTCTGCATACAACACACAAATGTCCAACGCACAGACTACACGCCTGTCAATCGGTAATACCGGAACACAGGGTATATCAGATGTGTTTGGTATTGTGCAAGAAGCAGGCTGGCTATCATGAAACTATTACCCACCAACTCAAATTGGCAAGTACCCCAATCCGTCCAGCGCGACATTGATGCCCCCATCAGGGAAGCCAATGCAATAGCCAGAACCAATTTGGCGTGGGGGGATGTGGGGCAGAATGCGGGCCGACGTGCCAGTGAATTGCTGATGGAAATATATACCCAGTCTTCCAATGAAGAAGCACAGGGGCTATTCAACAAGGCGCAAGAGGATATTGGTGCGTTAGAAAATACCATGTATACCTCTCAACA